CAAGACGGGTCGCATAAAAGTGGCCAAACATTTGACACAATTCTTCGAAGAACATAGACTTTATCACAGAAATGATGGTAAAGTGGTCAAATGTAATAACCATATTTTGGACGCTCTAAGATACGGAATTATGATGTTGAGACATGCGCAGACGCAATCGGATGTCGAAAGGACAATTTTACCAGTTCATTACGTGCGCAATAGGTATAGATAAAAAATGGCTATTCTTACTACTAAACGCCGCAATAAGTTAAAAAAATCTACGTTTGGACTGCCTGCAGAGCGCAAGTATCCGATGCCGGACAAATCGCATGCAGCTAATGCTAAAGCGCGCGCAACTCAGCAAGTAAAAAAAGGTAATTTAAGTGAAGAAGAGAAACGCAAGATCGACCGAAAGGCAGATCGAGTGTTGTATGGTAAATCAACTGGAGAGAGAAACATGAAACGTCAATCTAAAAAAGACAGAATGGATGAGTCAACCGGCATGAAAGGCTATGAGAAACGCAAGATGCGGGGTCGTAAGAAAGAGAGCTCAGGTACGAAACTCTATGATAAAGTTAATAAATACTTAGGCACTATGTAAGGATAGACTATGAGCAAAGATAAATCGAAAGATCTTAATGCTGATGAGATAACCCTCCAACAAGCGCTTGATAATGATCTTGTTGTCTTGAAATCCGAGATTGACAAGATTGTACAAGAAGAGATCAAAAAGAATGCTCAATCTCTTCGTGAGCAAGCAAGAAAAGAGATACGGGAAGAGGAAGCGCAGCAACGTCAAGCTAATCAGAAAGCGTCGATTGCGCTTTATATGAAAGATACAGGTCTCACGAGTCATGAGTTTGGAATACGCTTACGCAAGATGAACATGCCGCGCGAGAACCTGCAGTATCTTCGTGATGAGCATCATAACCTTGGAAACAAAGAGATCTGGGCGATTGTTCAGAAAAACATGCGTCTTCAAAAGCGAGTTTAAGAGTGAATGAAGTATTCAGTCGAGAAGATATTCGAATTACAAGACGACTGGCAACAGTACATGAAAGAGTCATGGCAACGGGGCCATGATAATCTAAAATTCATTGAGAAATCTGATCAATATGCGGAAGCGCCCAACACTTCTAATAAAGAACAGTTTGTTTTTAATGTCTCGCATAAGATTCTCAAGACCGCCCAAGCGAATGGCAAAGATATCGATCTTACTCTCAATATTTATTCGCATGGCGAAAATGATTTAGAAGAGAAAGAAGCGTATAAGTGTCTTTTACATCACATTATGCTACAAGGGGAGAGTCGACGTCAGATTAGTGCGAGTTTAGATAAAGTTTATAGTTTCGGACAGTCTGTTTTTCATGTGCAGAATGTTCGAGAAGATCATCAATCTCTTAATGAAACGCTGAAAATAGAGTGCATTGAAGACCCTACCACGGTTTTCTTTGATAAATATGCCCTCTCTCCCACTTTTTACGATGGAAACTACTGCGGAAGATCGAGACGCATCAAAGGACGGTTCTTAAAGAGAGAATATAAAAAACTCGCTAATATTGTTCAAGATAATGAAGAGTATGACATTATTGATTTTTGGTTCAAAGAAAAACGCCCGACTACCTTTATTCCCGTCATTACGGGAGAATATATTCGAGAAAGTCTCTATAAGCGCTATGAAAATAAAGAAAAGCGCTATGTAAGAGATAAAAAGAAGAAGGAAGAAAAAGGCTACTATGAGTTTATTCATTATGTGCGTGTCATGAAGAATCATGATAAGCCCTTAGAAGATATGCGCTATGAAAACTTAGAAATTTTACCGATGGCGCTCGATTATGGCGGCATGATCTGGACGGGGAAAAAAGTACGTGAATCGTTTCCACTGGGGTGGTATTTGCGTGATGCACAAACGCTTCTTAATTATGCTGGCAGTGTGATTGCAGATATCTTAAAGTCTACGAATGCCGATCGCTTCTTTTTAACCCCCGATCACGTTAAAACTCAAGAGGCACTTAATTCAGCGGCTGAGATCAATGAACGAGAAGGTGCTCTACTATTCACCGGTGACCCTTCTCAAATCCAACGTCATACGCCTCAAGGGCTTCCAAACGGCCTGATGGAATATTTTGGGAGTCTTCCTCAGCTTATCGAGAATCTAGCTGGAAGTTATGTGGACGGTACTAATGATCAAGTGAAAGCCATGAGCGGCGTAGCACTGGATAAACTCTTTAAGCGCGTAGATTTAGTTCAAAATCCTTTCATAGTGGGTCATCTCGCTACATTGAATGTGGTGGGTCATATTGTTCAAAAGATGATTCCCACTTTCTATTGGCAGAATCGTACGCTTTATATTGAACAACAAGACGGTACGAGTAAAACCCTTGAGATAAACAAGCCAATTAAGACGTTTGATACGGATGAAACGATTGATATAGAGAATGATGTAAATAAATTGAACAGATTGTATGGCTATTCAATCAAAGGGGCAGCAGCGCCGCGATTGCAAAAGCAGAATCTTCAAACTGAATTGCAGGCGCTCTATGGCCTATATCCTGATGCTATTCCTACCACGATTGATATCTATGTGAAGTCCCTAGATGTTCCATGTGCAGATGTATTAGCGCGTCGTTTATCTGTCAATATGCCTCGTGAACTCATCAAGTATGGAAATGGAGAGATGACCTACGGCCAATATGAACAAGCCATGCAGCAGAAACAAGCCAATCAACCTCCTCCTCCGGAAGCACAATATATGCAAGCACGTGCCCAAGGAGAAGTGGCCAAAGCCCAAGCAGCTCAATCGCGTGCCCAGACTGATGCTTTCAAAGCCCAAACTGAGCGCGTAAAGAGCATGGAAAGTTCAAAAAATGAACATATTAAGAATGTGAGCAATGCTGTCAAAATAGAGCTTGAGCATGAACAAGCCAAGGCCGAACAAGAGTTACAAATGGCCAAAGCCCATCTACAACAGATGGATGACATCATTGAAAGCATGGGAAAGGAGTCTAAGTAATGCTAGATGTTCCCATTTCAATGGGCGCCTTACCTTCTGTGGATTTGCAAGTGAATAATCCACGGTTACGCAATGCTTTTGTGAATGATAAGGAAGAGATTCAGTTATTGCCCAATATCATCTCTTTTGTCCCGTTAGCGAATACGCGAGCCATTCTTAAATCGTCTTATCGTGATCGCTGGATTGTAGCTACCTATTCACAGATCTTTTATTTGGAAAATGGGGTGTTAACACTGGTAGGCAATATTACCTATTCAACAAGTGCCGTGAGGATGGATGAAAACCTCAAGAATCAAGTCACGATTGTAAACGGAGCTGGCGCTTGGGTGTATTCTCAATTAGTGCCGGCTTTCGAAAAGTTAGATGACACCAATGGCTTTACGCTCACTAATCCTACCGATGTGACAGTCTTAGAGACTATCACTATTATCACGGGGGGAGATGATAAGGCATGGATAGTCAGTCAAGCGAATAATGCATTAGTCTATGATGCTAATCAAGTCGTTGCTAGTGATACGCGTATGGGCCGTTTAGTAGGTGTACGGGCCTTAGATAACAATCTCTTTATCTTTGGAGAAGGGGCGGTACAACGTTGGTTACCCGATATTCAGCGCTTACCCATTACTTTTCCCTTCACGGAAGACCCGAGTTATCGTGATGAATATGGATGTCAGTCTACGGCATCCCTGCTCAGCCAAAATAATGAAATCTATTATCTCACCCACAATGGGCAAATCCGAGTCATGAAATCGAGTGGCTATGAAATCATTACTAATGATGGAATTTCTAACATTATTAATCAATATACCGATCAAAGTAGCGCATTTGGAAGTTATTACTACCATAAAGGCGCCTACCTTTATCATTTAACCTTTCCTGATACCGAAAATGCATGGGTTTATCATCATACGTCTAAGAAATGGAGCGAGAGCGATGAATTATTCATTGGCAGTGATGAACTCTTTATTGGGCAAGATCAGCTCGTGATTACCAAAGATGGTATTTTCAACTTCACATCCGATTATTCGGATCGTTTTCATGAAGTCGTTCTTCAGACACCTTATATGAAATTTTCTGATAACGACCCTACTAT